GGGCGACGGCGGTACCGCCGTCGCCCGTGTCGATATAGACCATGCCGGTGAATGTGTCACCGCCACGGAAGAGAACGGCATCACCTGCGGCGAAAACGGTCGAGTTGACCTTCCCGATGGTCTGCCAGGGCGTAGCGGTCGACGTGCCGTTGTTCGAGTCCGATCCGGCCGCGGAGACGTAGTACGTGGTCACCGGATTAGGCGACCTTCTGGACCATGATCTCGTAGTCCCCGGCGGTGAGCGCGACGTCGGGGAGCACGGTAAGGCTGTTCACGGAGGTCCGCTCGATCCGGACGCTCACGAAGTCCCAGGGGCTGGCCGTGCGGGCGACCTGGGCGATGACGAACCGTGAGTTGAGGTTGTGCGTGACCACCCACGAGCCGCCCGCGGAGACGGTCGGGTTCGTGGTGGTGTACCCGGTCGCTCCGGCGGCGGCGGCACCTCGGATGACGAAGGTCAGCGCCGTGGTCCCCAAGGTGACCGCGGAGTCGTTGGTCATCACCGCGAAGGCGTCGGCGTTCGTGCCCTCACGGATGATCCAGAACGACCCGAGGACGGCCTCAGTAGAGGAATCGAAGTTGGCCGGGCGGGTCATGGCCGCCGCGGCACCGTTGAAGACCCACGGTCCGTTTTGGGAGGGCGTGGTCTGGCCCATCAGGACGGCGATCTCACCGTTGGCCATCGCGGCGCCGTCGATGTTGGCGCCGGGTGCTGCGATGTTGACGTTGACCGACGTGGCGACGCGGGCGGAGCCCTTCAACGTCAGTCCGGCGGTGAGGTTGCCGACCGCGAGATCGACGTAGTTCTTCGTGGCGCCGTCCTGCGCGGCCGTGGGGTCGGCGAGCGAGGTGAGCCGCTGCCCGTTCATCCCGACCGGGCTGGTCGGCTGGGCCATCTGGTCCAGCCGCGACAGCCGCGTCTGGGTGTCGAAGTCGCTGATCGTGGCGGCGACCTGGGTCCCGGTGTGGTTCGCCCGACTGATCGCGTTCGTGTACGCCGCGTCGAGCTGCCCCTTGGTCGCCGAGTCGGTGGCGGCGGTGCCGTCCTGCTGGTTGACGCCCTTCAACCCGCCGAAGTCGGTGTGAGACAGGGCCTTCGGTCCAGCGGTCATGGTGCCCTCCTGTGAGGCATGGCGAGGTCCCCCGCGTGGCCGGAGCGCCAGGCGGGGCGGTGTGCTGCGCGGGGCCGCTACTCGATGAGTGCGTGACCTGCGGTGGGGGTCTCCATCGACACGCGGAGCAGGTCTGCGCTGACGTGGAGCACGACGAACTGGCCGAACTGGCTGGTCCAGTCCGAGGAGAACAAGGTGACCGCCGCGGGGCGGCGACCTAGGTTGTGCTGGATCTCCCACACCGTCGCGGCGAGGGCCTGGACGTGGTGGTACTGGGTCAGCCGGGCGGTGTTCGGCGCGCTTGGACCGAGGCTCACGACCTGCACCGGGGCGCCCGAGCCGATCTGGACGACCTCGACGCTCATCGGGTCACCGCCTCCCGCACTCGGAAGGCGCCCTCGACGACCCGGTAAGCCTCGCCGTCGTCCTGCGCGACGTGCAGGTCGTAGACGCCTGTGAGGCCGCCGAGGAGCGCGCTCTGCGCCGCAGTCAGCCGCAGCGTGATCCCGACGGTGCTCAGCGGCCCGCCGCCGGAGGGGCCGGGCAGCTCGACCTCCTCGACGTCAGCGACCGCGTCAACGGCCCCGGCGCCCGCACTGCCGAAGGTGATGAGGGCCGTCTCGTCGGCGGCGCGTCGGCGGACCTGCGCGCGCACGGTCCAGCCCGTGATCGGCAGCGCGAGCCCGTCCTCGGTGAGCAGCGCCCAGGTCGGGCTCTGCCAGGTCGCCCCCGCGGGGACGTCGAGGTCCTGCCGGAGCGTCATGCGGCCTCCTTCGAGTCCGGAGTGAGGGGCCGCCCCTGCTCGTCCCGCGGCCGGGCGGTCGGAGTGACCTTCGAGCGGGTGAAGAGGGTCAAGAGGAGCCAGATCAGCCCGGCGACGCCGGAGGCGACAGCGGCGACGGCGGTCGAGTCCAGGGCGACCCACCCGGCCGCGACGGCGGCGGCGAGGACGGCCTGCACGGCGGAGGTCAGCGCGACCGGCTGCGTCGAGGCGAGACCCGGGGAGGCCGTCGAGCTCGACGGCTCCGGGCTCGGGGCGGGTCCGATCGAGGCGGGCTCGGAGACGTCCTCCGGCACGGACACGACGAGGTCCGGGGTCTCTTGGCGGGCCGAAGGCGCCTGGACGTGGTGGCGACCCATCAGGAATCCTCTGCCCCGCAGTCGGGTCGGGCCGGTAGCGGTGTCGCGTCGCGCTGCGCGTCGGCGGCTGCGAGACCGTCGAGGTAGCGCTGAATCGCCCCGCGGTGGTCGTCCCCGGGGGTGATGACCGAGGTCAGGAGATCCCGCTGCGCGGCACGCTCGACGGCTGCCGCGTCTGAGCGCTCCCGCAGCGCCGCGGTGAAGCGCTCGTTGAATCGAGCCTGACAGGCGACCGCCTCCTCCTGCCTGTTGATCGAGACGGCCATGAACGCGACGGAGAGGACCGCGAGGAGCACGACGAGGACGCCGATGACGTGGTCGGTGGTGAGCCACGCCAGGCGACGCCGGGCGGGCCGCTCGGGAGCGGCGGAGGAGGCGGGGGGCACGGAGGTCTCCAGCGGGTTGACGGGGCGCGCCCGGCCGAGGAGGTAGCCGACGATGAGTCCGGCGAGGCCCCAGGTGACGGACGCAAGGGCATAGGCGACGGGGCTCACGACTGCTCCTCACGGGCGGGCGCAGGCGGCTCCGGCGGCGCGGCCGGAGGGGGCGGGGCGTGCAGCGCGGAGGTGAGGCGGGAGAGCAGCCCGGGGCCGCCCTTCTCACCGCCGCGCAGTGCCATCGCGCCCCCGACGATCGAGGCGAAGACGAAGTTGATCGAGGCGTCCGAGGAGTAGCCGGGGACGAAGACGGAGGCGGCGAAGTTCCCCGCCCAGACCGCGGAGACGAGCACGACGACGGCGGTCGCGAGGGGCTTCGGGATCACGGCCGTGGACCCCTACGCGAGGTGCAGCGCGGCGAGCGTCTTCGGCCCGGCGATACCGTCCACGGCCAGCCCGGCGCGGCGCTGGAACTCCTTCACGACGGCCTCGGTCCCGGGGCCGAAGATCCCGTCCACGCTGAGCTTCGAGTAAGCCGGATAGTCCCGATTCAGCCGCGCTTGGAGGGCCTTGACCGCGTCACCGGTCGAGCCCCGGCGGAGGAGCTGACCGGAGGCGGGAGCGGGCGGCGGGGTCGGAGCTGCGGGACCGACCCCGCCGCCGCGCAGCCGGGCGGCGACGGCCGCCACCGCTGCCTGCGAGCCGACGACCTCGATATGCATCTCGTCCTTCCGGCCGGAATAGTCCCCTCCCCACCGGATGACGCCGCCGACCTCGCCGAGGACGGCGTGGATCTGCCCGACCTGCGCTCCGGAGTAGGTGCCGACCTTCCCGAGCGGGTGGTCAGGGGCGTTGAAGTCGAGGGCGTAGCCGCCCGCGTGGTTGCTCAGGTCGGTGGCCCCCCGCACAGCGCGGTAGGCCCAGCCCCAGCACCACCCGGCGCGCAGCCTCTCCACGCGGGCGTGCCACTGCTCCGCGACGTAGCGCATGGCGGTCTCGACGTCCCCGCCGCGGACGCCACCGGGGAAGCTCACCCCGGCGACGGTGAAGGGGACGATGGCCTCCTTGTTCGGGGACGCGGGCCATCCGTTCTGACAGGTCGCCACGAGGGGCTCCTTCCGGGCGCGGGGCATGACGAAGACCCGGCGCGCGGGTGCACGTCGGGTCGGAATCCGTGGGCTCGAGCGCACCCCGCCGGACACGACCGGCAGGGGGCGCAGGAGGAAGAGGGCTTGACCGGACCGGGGTCGGGCCTAGCCGTGCTAGGCGGGCTTGCCCAGGACGATCTTCTGCCCGTTGACGATCGGCAGGACGATCACGGCGTCCCCCACGGTCGGGGTGTAGGACGCCAGCCGCGGGAGCGTCACGGTCGCTCCGCGCAGGCTCACCGTGACCTGCGATCCGGCGATGGCGGTCACGTTGCCCACCTGCGGGGCGAGGGCCTCCTGCGCGCGGTTGAGCGCGTCGGTCAGCGCGGCGAGCAGGAGCGCGCTCACGCGGCCTCCTCCTCCTCGTCGAGGGCGTCGAGGGTGCGCGTGCCGATGGGCTGCGCCGCGGTCGGGTCGAGGTCGATCTGCACCGTGTCGGCGACGTGGAGCTGAGTGGCGTCCGGGGCCGCCGCGTCGGGGATGACGCTCAGGAGGTCCCCGGGGTCGATGCCCGGGTTAGGGACCTGCGTGAGGGAGACCGTCGCGTGCAGCCCGCGGACGCGCTCGAAGCGGGCTTGAGCGGCGGCGAGGCATTGCGCCTGCGTGGTGAGGAGCTGCGAGGTGAGGAAGGTCGGGCGCCTGCCGAAGGTGCCGCCGTAGAAGGTCGGGGAGCCGGGCTCGTCGTCGACGACCTTCGCGTAGACGGCCGGCGTCCCGTCCGTCCGCTCCCCGGAGGCGATCACCGCGTTGTAGACCCTCTCGCGGCTCAGCTCCTCCTCGAAGGTCACCAAGACCCCGGTCTCCCCCGCGTCGATGAGCCATGACGCCGTGCCGTTGGCGAGGGAGGGGACGGGGGCGATGACGAAGCCGCCCACGCGGTCCGCGTAGACCTCCGCGCCGATCGCGTCGGCGAGCTTCTCGATCCCGTCCGCCCAGCGCTCCTTGTCGATGTCCAGGACGGGCGCGATCTGCGTCGAGCCAGTGAGGTCGAGGACCTCGGCGCCCGGCAGCGTCTCCCGGATGAGGCGGGTGATCTCCGCGACGCAGGTCTCCCCGCTGCGGGTCTGCGTGGGCGCGTCGAAGCGGTCCTCCGCGACCTTCGCGGAGCGATCGGCGATGGCGAGCGTGACCGCGGCCGAGGAGCCCGGGCGGCTGCGCTTGACCTTCTGGACCGGGCCGCGGATGAGCGGGACCCAGAAGGTGGTCCCCGCACCGGGGACGTTGATGCCGTACTCGACGAAGAGCTCCGACCCGACCGGGCTCAGGGCGGCGGCCGGGTGCACGGGCCAGAGGTCCGGGTCTGAGACGGTGAGGTCCGCGGTCCGGCGGACCTTCGAGCCCGCGTCGTACTTCACCGACCCTCCGGAGATCGGGACGTCTTCCAGGACGCCGCCGTCCGGGGTGTAGGCGGTGACCCGGTAGGTCACCGCGTGCGAGGTCCGCAGGGCTGCCAGCGCGGGGGCGTCGATCGCGTAGCCCATCAGGCTGCCGCCGTCGAGGCCGAGGAGGGCGCGGAGACGACGGTGAAAGGCAACTCGACCGTGCGCAGGTTCTCCCCGATCAGGTTCGGCCCGGCGTAGTGCGTCGAGGTGCTCTCGCTGACGTCCCCGACGGAGATCCACCATCCCGGCCCGAAGCCCAGCTCCGCGGGTGGGCGCAGGAGCAGCGGCTGCCCGTCGTCCAGCATCGTGAGCAGCCGGTCCCGCTCGGTGAGGGTCTCGGTCAGGACGGAGATCGTGCCCTCCGGGGAGGACCGCACGGACGTAGCGACGGCGATGGGCTCCCGGCGGCCGAGGACGGCGTAGATGCCGCGGCGGGCGGCCCGGGTGAGCGTCGGGGCGGCGATCACCTTCGCCCGGACGGGCCTGGTCGTGTCCGCCGGGTGGGAGAGCCAGGTGACCCGCCCACCCGCTGAGCGCTGCGAGGAGAGCGTCAGGACCTCGGAGCGGATCAGGCTCGCCGGTTGTCCCGGAGCGCGTAGCTCGTAGTAGAACGGCACATCCAGCGGGGCCTCCCCGTCCACGAGACGGGTCACCTGGGCAAGGGCGGAGGTTGAGCCGCCCGCGGTGCCCGACCATCCGGCATAGGGCGTGTCTCCGTCGAAGTAGTCCCCGCCGCCGGTCGCCGCCTCGATGAGCACCGCGTCGAGGTCCGCGGTCGCCGCCGACGCCATCCCGGCGACGCTGACGGTGAGGGTTCCCGTCGCCGCTGCCACGCCGGATGCTCCGGCCTGCGGCGGGGCGAGCACCTGGACCGGGATGCGAGCCCACCGGCCCACGTAGTCCGAGAGGCTCGCGCTCGGGATCGTCACAACCGATGAGGGCAGGGCGTTCGCGGAGGCGTCCTGCCAGGCGGCCGTGATCGTCAGCGCGCCGGAGGGCAGTGCACTCAGCCGCAGTCCGAAGGAGACGCCCATCGCGCCCTCCGGGATCGGCAGACCGACCGGGACCGTCACGTTGACCGCTCCGGCCGCGTTCGCCTTGAGCCGGCCGAACGCCCCGCCGACGAAGGCGATGAGGGGGGCGATCTCCCGGGTGAGGGTGGTGTTCGCGCCCGCCAGCCATCCGGAGAGGGACTGTTCGAACGACGGGTTGGCGCAGTAGTTCCGGCGGGTCGCCCCGGTGACGACGATCGGGTAGGCGTTCCGGACCGGCGTGCGGGTGTCGCCGAGGACCCGGACGATGCGCAGGTAGGACGCCTCGGTCCACCACGCGCTCAGGTTCACCACGCCGAGGTCGGCGTCGGGGTAGGCGCTCAGCCCGCCCGCGGTCGCGCGGGCGAGCTGCCCGCCGCCGCCCCACGCCTGACCGGCCCAGGGCGCCGGGCCGGTCTGGGCGACCCATCGCCAGCCGTAGGCACCCGGGTTCGCCGGATCGGTGATGACCGCACCGCCGGAGGACCCGGGAACCTCCCGTGCCCCGGCGTAGGTGCCCCCGCCGTAGGTGAAGCCTGCCCACACCATCGGTCAGCCCCCGAGGTACTCGGCGAGGAACTGGAAGTAGCCGCCGAGCGTCGCGGACGGGTTGGCAACCGACCGGGCGAAGGCCGTGATCCCGTACGCGGCCTGCGCGGCGGTCACATAGCCGAGCCAGGACGTCGTGATCTGGATGGCACCCGCTCCCGCGAACCCGGCGGGGGCGTACCCCTTCGACGCCTCATCACCGGGCCACGGCGTCGGGCTCGGAGTGCCCGCCGCCCACCGGAGGCCGAGAGCCAGCGAGTGCGCGGCGGTGTGGTCGACGAAGGAGCCCAGCCGCAGGTGCCAGTACCCACCCTTGTTGAGGTAGTAGGCGCCGCCGGACTGCGTCGCCGGCGAGGTCGTGTAGGTGTTCGGCGCCATAGAACCGAGGTTGACCTCGGTGTCCTGCGGCAGTGAAACGCCGCTCGCGTTCCAGAGGCTCCGCCGCGGCGCACCGGACCCGAAGGGCGTCACCCATCCGCTCGGCCCCTTCTCGACGACCTGCCCCTCGTCGCTGAGGATCACGCGCATTCCGAGGTGCGCGTCGGAGGGCAGCGTCGCCCGAGTCAGGGTGCTCAGCGCGTCCCGCACGGTCGGCGCGCACCGCCACGCAGCACCCTGCGCCCAGGCGCGGGCCGTAGTGCCCTCCCGAGCACGGATCACGGTGACCGCCGAGGAGGCCGCGGCGTGCCCGGTGATCCAGACGGTCTCGAAGACGCCCGTCGAGTCATCGGCCAGTGTCAGCGGCATGTACTTCGTGACACTCAGGTCCGAGGGCAGCGTCGCGAAGGACGTGGAGGTGAGCGTCGTGTCCAGGGACGTCACGCCGCCGGAGAGCTGCCCGAAACGGAAGTCGAGCGGGGAGCGCTGGTCGTAGTTCGCCATCGGTGCAGAGACCTCCGAGGGTCGAGTCGGAAGGGAGAGGTGAGTCCGGGCCGGGGGGGCTCAGCCCCGGCGGCCCCGGGCGAGGGAGGAGCCGAGGTCATCGCCTTCGGCGCGCACGACACCGCGCACGGCGCCGAGGAACTCCCCGGAGTCAAGGTAGAGGTCTCCCTCGAAGACTCCGGCGCCGTCGCCGCCGGAGAGGTTCGCCTCGACCGAGGACCACTGCCGCGCGGTCAGCACGGCCTCCGGGCGGCCGGTCGCGTTGACCGCGAGGGTCTCCCCGGGCGGGAGCCAACCGCCGGAGTCATAGCCCTTCGGCGTGGCGCCGACGGCCTGCTGCACGGAGAAGATCGACCCGTAGCGGGCGAGGATGTAGCGGATGCCCGCCACGATGTTGGCGATGGGGTCGGTGATGACGTTCGGCAGCCGCGGGTCCCGGTAGGCCGCGAAGGTGCCCGGGATCGTCTGCATGAGGCCCTGCGACGGGTGCCCGGCCTGCGCGTTGGAATCCCAGAGGTTGATGGCCGAGGGGTTGCCTCCAGACTCCCGCATGATGAGCGTGTGCAGCGGGATCGCCCACGTAGCCGGAACGCCGGTGATCGCCATCGCGGTCGCGATCCAGGAGGCGAGCTGCCCCTGCGCGGCGACCCCGCCGAAGAAGCCCCCGATCGAGTTCTTGGCGTCCTCGACCCACTTCTTCGCGACGTCGATCACCGCGTCGACCGTCCTCGGCGGAATCCCCATCGCCGCGTCGAGCCACTGTGAGCCCGCGCCCGGGAAGCGCTCCCCGAGCACCTTCGCGAAAACGCCCTTCACCGCCTCCGTCGGGCCCTTCGTGAAGAGGTCCGCGGTGAAGGAGGCTGTGTCGGAGACGAAGCCGGTGACGCCCGCGACGATGCCGCCGAGGTCGAAGCCCGGCAGCCCGTCGGACGGGGCGGAGCCGCCGCCTCCGGTGTTGAGCCCGCCCGGGGAGCGTCCGCCGGAGAAGTACCGGTTGGCCCACCCGACGAACCCGGCGCCGAGCCCGCGCACGGCCTCCGGCACGAGCACGCCCTCCCCCGGGCTGAGCATCGCGAGCACGGAGTCCCGTCCCGGGGTGTAGCCGGGCAGGACGCCGCCGCCCGCGAGGTGATACTCGGGGAGCTTCTTGTCGTCCATTCCGAAGATGCCCGCGATGCTGTTCCAGACCGACCGAATGCCATTGTTGTAAACAATGTCGATCACCCACTGAATGGGGCCACGCGCCTTCTCCTTAATGGATTCCCAGGCTCGCCCGATCCAATCCGAGACAAACTGGAAAGCATCCCCGACGGCGTTGATCCCGCGCTTGAACGTCTCAAAGACCGGCGCGAGGACGTTGTTCCAGACGAAGGACGCGGCAGCGCCGATCCCGTCGAGCGCTGGCTTGATAAGCGTCGCATAGACCCACCCGAAGAATGAGCCCACAACGTTGAGGCCGACCTGAATATAGCCGAACACGACCTGGAGCCCCGCCCAGAGATAGGACGCTGCGACGGCGACCGCGTTGAATACCGGCTGGATGACGTTCTGATACCACCACGTGAAGACGCCAGCGAGGAACTGGATACCGGCCTGGATCGCATTCCAGACCGGGAGCAGGGCGTTGTACCAGAGCCACGTCGCGAGCGCAGCGATGCCGTTCACGACCGGCATCACGACGTTCTGCCACCACCACGTGAAGACGGAGGCGACGGCCTGGATCCCGACTCCGATGGCCGCGAAGACGGGTGAGAGCACGTTGTTCCAGAGCCACGATGCCCCGGACCCGATCGCTTGCAGGATAGGCCAAGTGACGTTCTGCCACCACCACGTGAAGAGCGCGGCCAGGAGCCGAACGGCCACGACGATCGGCGTGATGAGAACGGTCAGGACGATCGCGACCAGAATCTTCACGCCGGTCGCGATGGCGGAGAACACCGGTGACAGGATCGTATTCCAGAGCCATGAGAACCAGTTTCCGACGGCCTGCACCGCCGTGACGACTCCGTCCCAGACGGAAACAAAGAATGAGCCCACCGCCTGGACCGCGGTCCAGATAGCGGAGAAGACTGTCAGGACTACGTTCCGGAAGCCCTCGAAATGATTCCAGGCATAGATCACCGCGGCGACGAGAGCGACGATGCCGATGATGATCCAGGTGATCGGGGAGGATAGAAAGGCGAAGTTGAGCGTCGTCGTCGCGAACGCCCAGAGCTTCACCGCAGCGGCAATCGCCAGAATGACTCCGGCGATGACTCCGCCCGTTCCGGCGAGGAAGCCGAGGAAGGAGCGGACACCATCCCACGCCGGACCGAAGAGCTTCGCGCCGAAATCGCCGAGGGCCATCAGCGGAGGCAGGACGACTCCGCCGATGAAATCGACGATGCCGGTCTGTAGGGACCGCTTGAAAGTCTCGATCCGGCTCGACGCGGTCTCGCCGAGGGTCTGGTTCATCTTGTCCCCGGCGCCGGTCACCTCCCCGAGCCCCTGCGCGGCCGCGGTCGGGTCCAGGGCGTAGAGCGCCGCGCCCAGGTCCTCCGCCTTCGTGCCGAAGAGCTGCACGGCAGCGGCATCCCGCGCCACGGGGTCCTCAATGGCCCGCAACCGGTCGAGGGTCAGCCCGAGGGCCTGCTGCGCGGCAGGGCCTCCGGCGGCGATCTTCGACGCCATGTCGTCGGCCTTGAGCCCTACGGCATCGAAGCCCGCCGCGGTGCTCTTAGAGCCGTCAATGGCCCGGATCGAGAACTCTTTGAGCGCGTCCGCCACCGTGTCCGCGTCGCGGGCGCCCGCCTTGAGACCCTGGGAGAGCAGGCCGGTCGCGGTGGTGCCGTCGAGGCCCAGCTTCCGGAACTGGGTGCTGTACTCGGAGAAGGTGTCGAAGAGGTCACCCGCGACGTTGGTCCCGTTCTGGAGCCCGACGGTGATGATGTCCAGGGCGCTCTTCGCGTCCGGCGCCATGCCGGTCTTCATCATCGTTCCGACGGCGCGGGTGGCCTCGTTGAGGTCCACGTCGAAGGTGCTCGCCAGGTTGAGCACGGTCCCGGTGACGCCCTGGAGATCCGCGTCGCTCATCGCAGCGGTATTGCCGATGTTCCGGGTGATCGAGGCGAGGGCCTCGTTCACCTGGTCCAGGCTCTCTCCGTAGGCGTTGGAGTAGACCTGCCCGGCGAGGCGCCCGTAGCGCTCGGACTCCGCGGGCGTGAGGCCGAGCTGCGCGGTGAGCCTCGCCCGCGCGTCGGAGAGGTCCATCGTCATGGAGATCGCGCCGACGAGTGCGGCTCCGGCGACGAGCCCGGCCGCGGCGAAGGCCGGGCCGAGGGTGGCAGCCTTCCCCTTGATCCGGTCGAAGAGCCCGCCGATGCGGGACTCACTCTGCCCGTCATCCTGCACGGAGACCTCGGCGACGGCCCGGCGCTCCGCGAAGCTCTTCACCTCCGCTTCGAGCGCCTTGACCTTCGACTCGCCCGCGGCGATGTCTGCGTCGAGCTTCGGGGACGCCTTCTCCGCGTTGAGCCGCTGGATCTGCCCCTCGACCTGCGCGATCTTCGACTTCGCCGCGGCGACGTCCGCGTCCACCTTCGGAGAGGATGGCTTGGCCTCCAGGTCGCGCAGGCCCGCCCGGAGTTGGTCGAGCTTCGCCGTCGCGGCGGTGATCTTCGCGTCGATCTCCGGGCTCGTCTTCTGCGCCTGGAGCTTCGCGAGGCCCTGTCGGGCGGCCTCTAGCTTCGCCTGGAGGGCCTTGTCGTCCGCGTCGAGCTTCGCCTTCCCGACCTCGGAGAGCCCCCTCGTGTCGACCTTGACCGACGCGGTGACGGTCGGCTTGACCTTGGCGAACTCCTTCCCGATGGTGCCCTGGATCCCGCTCACGGTCGGGATGACGGGCACGGTGACGCGCCCGGAGGTGTAGTCCGTCAACGGGATCCCTCCTCCTATCGCTTGTGCGGGATGAGCTGCGCGGTGAGGTCCGCGTGCTGCGCCTTGAGCGCGTCACGCTCGAAGCGGTCGACCGAGGTCTCCGGCCGGGGCTGCGGGCGGACCTTCGGGCCCTTCCCGTTCTTGGTGCCCTGCCCGACGAGGCGCGAGTGAATGGCCGCGAGCCACTCGATCATCTGCGCGTTCTGCGCGCGCTCAGGCGTCCAGTCCAGCAGCGTGAGCGTCTTCCGCTGCGGGAGCTTCGCCAGCTCCGCAGCCGCCTCATCGTCGTCCCAGACGGCCGCCTTGTACCGGGAGTGAGACGGCAGCCGGTCGGCGATGCGGATGACCTGCGTGAGCGGGTATCGCCCGCGGAACCAGTCGAGGAGGTTGTGCCCGCGGTCGAAGAGGTCCGCCTCGATCTCCGCGCCGTAGCGGTCGAGGAGCTCTACGACGCGGAGCGGGCTTCCCCCGGGTCCTCACCGGTCAGCCCGAACTCCCGCACGACGTCGCGGATCAGCTCCTGGAGCGCACCGGGCGGGGCGTCCTCGGCGTGCGCCCAGAGCTTCTCGGCACCCTTCTCCCCGAAGAGCGCCACGAGGGACGCCTCCTCGTCCCCGTCGCGCTGCGCGCGGTTGAGCCGCCGGATCTGGCCGGACGACGGGAGGTCGACCGTCAGCACGGTCTCCGCGTCGAGCTCGATCTCCAGCGGGTCTCGCTGGGCCTCCGCCACGTAGGCGTTCCATCGCTTGAGCCGCTTCGCCATGACGCGCGGCCTCCTTTCGGTTCCGGGCTTGGTTGGTCAGCGGTCGGCCGAGCCCGCTCCGTGCGGGGAACGGGCTCGGTCCGGCCCGACTACTTCGAGGTCTTCGGCGTGCCCTTCACGCCTGCCGCGTCTGGGTCGGCCGCCGCGGCGACCTCCTCCGCGGAGACCTTCGCCTTCGGCCTGTAGCCGTGGCCGTAGATCAGGTCGTTCGCCTCCGCCGGGGAGCCGGGGACGTACTCGTCCCCGGCCGGGGAGATCAGGACGGCCTCCTTCGGGGCCTTCGTCGCCATGCGGTCCTCCAGGGGACAGAGCGGGCCGGGTTGCGGGAGGTGTCAGGGCGGCCGGTCAACCCAGCCCGGGAGGAACCCCGGCCGCCCTGACGTCTCACGGGGTGGCGGTGAAGCCCATGTCGGCCAGGCGGCTCTTCCAGCCGGGTCCGCCGAAGAAGTGCCGGACCGAGTAGCCGAGGGTCTCGTCCGGGGTGGCGGCCAGCGTGCAGGCGTAGCCCACCGGGTCATCCCCGTCGGTCCACGCCTGGTCGTCGACCTCGGAGAGCATCGCCCGGGGAAGGAAGCGGGCGACGTAGACCGTGTCCGCCCCGACCCCGTCGACGAACAGAGCGAAGACGCGCATGTACTTCGTGGCCGGCCGGGTCGGCTGGGCGAAAGAGACCTCCCCCGTCGTCGCGTCCGGGGTCACCGTGGAGAGGTCGAGGTTGTAGTAGAGCGCGAGGGTCTGCCGCTTGGTCTCCTGCGCCGTGAAGGCGAGGTTGGTGACGTCGCTGTTGATGTCGCGCCGGGTCGGCTCGACCGAGCCCCAGGAGGTGACCTCGGAGACTTCCGTGTCACGGCTCCAGGAGAGGCCGTCGTCCTTGGTGACGTAGCCCAGGTCCTCATAGCCGGCCGGCAGCGGTGCGAGCCCGGAGGTGGCGCCCGTGGTCAGGGACGTCGGGGCCGCCGCGGTCACGTCGGCCACGAAGACGGAGCCGGCGAGGGCCTTGCGGATCAGCGAGGACTGGAGGTTCTTGATCGCGTCGTAGGTCGTCGGAGTAGGGCTGGTCACCCTCATCCCTCCTTCGGGGAGCGGAGGCCCCGGAGGGGCCGGGAATGGCTTCGGGCACCCGGGCTGAGTTGGTGCCTTGGGGGCGGTGCCGCGCGGGGCCTCAGGGCGTCGCGGGGCGCCGGTACGGGCGGCGCAGGGTGAGCCGGAAGGAGGCGACGACGCGCCGCTTCTCGGGGTCCTCGTACGGCCGCTGGTCGGGGCTGTTGACCGACTGCACGGAGTCGATGAGCTGCTCGGTGCCGTCGGGCAGGATCACGGCGGTCCGTCCGGCCGCGAGGAGGAGCTGCTCGGCGGCGCGGGCGATGGCCCAGGCGTCCGCGCGGGTCGAGGCGAAGACGCTGACCTGCATGTGCGGGTAGTCCGCGAAGCCGTCGTTGGCTCCGGCGCCGGGGAGCCGCTGCACCTCGATCAGCGGCGGGGTGAACTCCGGCGGGGCCTCGGTGACGACCTTGACGGGGTGACCCGCCACGGTGATCTGATCGGTGAGGAGCGCCTTGGTCACGACCTCCGCGTCCGGGAAGACGTCTAGGAGATCCCCCATCAGATCCTCCGGCGCTTGGGCCGCAGGGTGTCTGCGACGGAGCCGAGAACGTGGGCCCCGCGGCGGCCCTCCCGGGTGCCGAACTCGACCGGTGCGGCGTAGGGGGCGTCCACGACGACCTGCCAGCCGTCCCGCTTCCCGCCGCGCATCACGACCTGGATCGGCTCGACCCGCACGGAGCCGGACAGCTCACCGGTCTCCTTCGGCAGCCGCATCCGGGCGAGGACCGCGGCCTGTTCGGCGCGGAGCCGAACGGCCTTCTGGACCTCCGGGCTCCGCAGGAGCCGGGCGATGCCCTTGCGGTCCGGCTTGTACTGCGCGCGCTGCGCCATGTGGCCTCCTATCCGGTCACGCGCTCGGCGCTGATGTGGACGGCCCCGCGGTCGGAGATCGGGCTGCGCCACTGCTCCGGCTCGCCCTCGACGTGCCAGCGGGTCCCGTCCGCGCGGAGCAGGACGTCCGTGGGCCGGACCCGCGTGGGGCCGTCGAGCGGGGCGTAGACCTCGATCCCGGCGATGACCGTGTCCCGACGGTCACGCAGCTCCCGGGAACCGACGCGTGGCACGACCACGCAGCCGGGCAGCGGCAGGGCCGTCTCCGGCAGCGGGTCGCCGTAGTCGTCCTGCCCGCCGGGCCGAAGGACGGTGAGGTCCTCCAGGTACCGGGCGCCCGGGAGGCCGACGCCGATCACGACGTCACCGCCGCCCACAGCGACGGGCGCAGGAGCCGGTAGGGCACGAGCGCGGCCCGCTCCGCAGAGGACAGCTCCGCGGCGCTCGAGCCCGGGTCGGCGTAGGTCCAGGAGACCGGGCCGACGGTCTCCTGCGTGACACGCGGGCCGGAGAGGTCCGGCGTGCTGAGCCCCTTGACCGCGTAGCTCACCGCGGCCGCGATCACCTCCGGCGGGACCGGATCGAAGCCACCGGAGAAGGTGATCTCGACCGAGCCGAGCCCGGCCGGCCAGCGACCGCCGGAGCGCTCGATCAGCCCGGAGCGGCTCCAGCGGAAACCTGTCTCCGGGTTCCCGTTCACGCTCACCGTGTGCACGTCGGTGAGCCAGGCGCAGGGCAGTGCGAGGCGCCGCTCCCCCGCCGGGTCGAGTTGCACGGTCAGCCCCTCCACGCGGCTGATCGGCCAGCCGCAGTAGCCGCGGATGACCGCGGAGGCGGCGTCGAGGCAGGACTCCGCGCGCTCGTGCTGTGCGGCGGCCGACCCGGCGAGGCGCTCCAGGTCGCCCATCGTGGCGAGCTGCCGCACGGGCCTACTCCGCCTTGTTGGCCGCGGTGCGGGCCTTGTTCGCCGGAGCCCGCTTCTTCGGTGCGGGCGCGGCGTCGAGGGGCTCCGCGTGGAGGCGCTCGGCGTCCTCCTCGTTGAGCCGCATCACGGTCTCGTAGCCGTTCTGGATCACCTTGTAGCGCTTGAGCGGACCGGCCACGGTCAGCTCCTCTCTGGGAAGGTCGAGGGGCGATGACGCACCGCCCGGCCGCGTCCCCGAGCACGACTGGTCGTTCGTGCCGCAGACGGGGCAGCGCGGCCGGGTGGCGCGCCTCACGGATCAGGCCCCGGCGGTGAGGTCGATCTCGACGAACGCCGACGGCTGGATCACGCCGAAGGCGGCCCGCATCTCGGCCAGCACGGCGACGAGGTTGCGGACGAAGAAGTCGCTGTGGGTATCGGTGGCGGTCACCGACGCCTGCTCGCGGTCCCAGAGGATCGCCTTGCGCCAGTCACCGACCCACCCGGTGCCGACCGGCACGGCCTCGGACTCGATGACGGGCAGGCCCCAGAGCAGCGACGCGGCGCCGCCGTTCTGCGCGGCCGGACCGCCGTAGTAGAAGTCCCCCGTGGAGTTGGTCGAGAGGTCCAGGGCCTCGACGTCGACCGGGTTGAGGACGTAGCCGTTGGGCACGCTGCGACCACCGATGCGGACCTTCGTCTTCGCCTTGCGAGTGGTCACCAGGAGGTTGGTGTCCCACGCCTGCGACTGCGTGCCGGAGACGTTGGCGAGGCCCTCGAAGTTCTCCCCGGTGCCGTCGCCGGCGAGGATCTGGTCTTCGAGCTCCTCCTCCAGCCCGGTCTCCAGGAAGTTGTCGATCAGGGTCCGGATCTGCGCGGCGTCAGAGAGCGCGCGCTTGGTGACCGGCATCCAGTGGGCGATCGTGCGGACCGGAGTGGTCACGCGCGCGGTCGAGAAGCCCGACTCCGGCTTGTAGCCACCGGGGCCGGTCGCCGCGCCAGCGGCCGAAGAGGTGGCCTCCGGCACCGGAGCCGCGTTGTTGGCGAACCCGGTGATACGGGCGTACTCGATCTGATCGCTGGTGGTGGTGCCGTTGGTGACCAGGGCACGCAGGCTCAGCGGTCGGTAGAAGAGGTCCGCGCCGACGAGCAGCCCGCGCTCGTCGGGGTTGACGAAGGCGTCCGCGGAACCGGTTCCACCGGCGGTGACGAGCGCCTTGAACCCGACGGGATCGGTCCGGACGCGGGCCTCCTTGGAGAAGCCGCCGGGACCGGCCTGCGCGGTGAGGGCCTTGAACTGGGCGCTCTCCACGAAGTGCTGGCCGATGCTCTTCTGGCCCTTCCCGCGGCCGGGGACGCGCAGCCCGGAGCGGGCCGCCTTCTCCCCGCGCTCGCCCGGGTCGTCGTCCTCGGCGAGGCCGATGCTGCCGCCGAGGTCGGCGATGGCCTTGCGGGTGCGCTCGTCCGCCTTCGCCTGCTCCAGGCGGGTCTTCGCGTCCTGCGCCTTCTTCATGTGGTCGTTGACCTCACCGCGCTCGGCCTCGGTGAAGTCGCGGTCACCGTCAGCCTCCGCCTTCGCGGCGATCGCCTGCGCTGCCTTGAGGTGGCCGGTCATCTCGTCGATGAGGGTCTGGATCTTGTCGGCCATAGCCGTTGAGTCCCTTCGTGTTTCGTCGGAGCGGTCAGAGGCCGGCCGACGCCGCGGCGGCGTCGAGGAGCAGCCGGTCCAGACCGGGGATGCGACGGAGCGCGGCGGGGCCTGCGTCGGCGGACGTCCCCTTGGCCTCCGAGCCCTGCGGGCCGGGAGACGGGGAGGGCGCGGGCGCGACCGGCTTGGCCTTCTCGTCGTCGTCGTCCTGCTCCTCGACGGAGGAGAGGACGGTGCCGATGGCCTCGTGCGCGTTGCGCAGGAGGTCCTCGTTCTTGGAGGAGAGCGTCCGGCCCGCCTTCGCGGCCCCGGCCTCTCCGGAGTTGTCACGGCCCGGAGTGGCCCGGACCGTGGGGGCGGAGGAGTCGCCTCCGCGGGTCGCCTTCACCGCGGCGAGCACGGTCTCCGTGCTGACGTCACCGGGGAAGGTCAGGGTCATCGGCGGGACGGCCCGGCCGTCGTTGCGCGCCTTGACGTCGAGGAGCTCCGTCTGCTGGTTCACCCCGACGAGGCAGGGCCCGACCTCATAGAGCTTGAGCTTGCGCAGCTCGAAGTAGCTCTCGTCCTGCCCGTCCTCGATCTGCTCGACGTAGCCCGCCTCGATCACGTCGTAGGCGAAGCTGAACTGTGTGACGCGGCGGCCCTTGAGCAGCCGGTAGACCTGCTGCGCCTTCGGCGCGTCGAGGTCGAGCTGTGCCTGCACCCACAGGCCCACGCCCTCGCGCTCCTCCGCCTTGAGGACGTAGCCGATGTGGCTGTCCACGTCATAGGAGTTGTGGCTCCAGAGGACCGGGATCGGGTTGCCCGATGCCTCCCACTCGGCGAGGGTGTCGGCGAAGGCGCCGGGCACGATCTTGTCGCCGTAGGAGTCCAGGTCATAGGTCGCGACGATGGCCTCGAAGACGCCCTCGTCGGTGCCGTCCTGCTCCCCGGCGGCCTTGATGGCGCCGGGGCTGCTCTTCACCTTCACGCTTCGGCCTCCCGACCGGGGTGGATGGACCGCAGCCGCAGACGCGGCTCCGGGGTGGGCGGGTTGGTCGCCTTCCCGGCTGCCGCGTCCTGTTCGGACGGCTCCGGGGCGGAGTCGGTCGGGCTCGCCTGGTCTCCGATGAGGACATTGAGCGGGGTCACCAGGTCATCGCCGCCGTCGATCCGCGGCAGGTTGACCCGGCCGCGCGCCTCGTTGCGGGTCATCCAGGGGGCTCCGACGGAGGTCTGGAGCTGCGCGGCCTGCTCCTCGAAGGAGCCGCGCAGCTTCTCGCCGAGGTTGAACTCCGCGTAGATATCGGCGGTCTCGGCGAAGTCCGGGAAGAGCTGGAGCGCGATCTCCTGGACGATCATCACGAGCCAGGGCCCGAGGGTGTCCTGATAGAGGTGCTTGTGTTGCTCGGCGATGTTGGAGAACGTCGCGTGATCCAGAATCCCGACCATCGGGGGCGGGATGTAGTAGGCCGCGGCACACTCCTCACGGGTGAGCTTGCGGGCCTCGATGTACTGCGCCTGCTCCGGCGTGACGGAGGTCGGCGTGAAGCCCATCCCCTCCTCCAGGACCGGCGTTCCGCCCGCGTTGGGGCCGTCCCCGGTCCAGAGGTCCTGCCACTCGGTGAGGAAGCGGGTCCGCGCGGTGTCACTCCACTTCGGCGCGTCGACCGGCCGAGTGAGGAAGCCGGAGGTCCGCGCGCCGTTGCGCCAGAGCTGCTCGCGCCACTCCGCCGCGGTCCACTCCTCGGCGAGGATGCGGCGCAGGCTCTCGATCGGGGAGACGCCCTCGCGACCGTTGGACGGGTTGTAGCCGCGGAAGTGCACGACCTGGTCGGCCGGGAGCTCGACGGTCCCCTTGGCCCCGCGGATCTCGAAGCTCTCCGCGGCGAACGGGTTATCCCCCTGCGGGGTCACCTGCCGCGGGTCCGCGCGCAGGATCGCCTCCGGGTGCTCCGCGTCCTCGCCCTTGACCTTGACCCAGTAGCCGTTGTCGTAGATCCCGAGGTCCTGCACGAGCGCCTCGACCAGCCGGTAGGGCGTGGTGACCGGGTTGGGCCGGGCGAAGAGGCGGGGCAGCGGGTGGTCCCCCGGTCCGAGCCGCTGCCGGTCGTTGTCGTCCAGTCGCCGGTAGAAGTGCAGGCCGAGCTGGGCGAGGTTGCGGGCGAGGAAGCCGACGACGGTCCGGACGCCGGGCTGCGTGCGCCAGATCGTGGCGTAGTCCTGCGTGAGGTTGTCGCTCAGGCGCAGGGTGAAGCCCGGCCGCGGTGCGGCCCGGTCCAGTGCCGCCAGGGCGCCGGCGGAGACTACGAACGCCATCAGGCACCGCCCCCGTAGCGGGCCTGCACGAAGAGCACGCGGTCGCGGTCGAGTAGGACCTCCCCGTCGGCGGAGACGGGCTGCGCGCCGCGCTCATGGATGACGGCATCACGCAGCACGAGCAGCCGCCCCCGGCGCTGCCAGAGGACGCCCTCGACCGCGGAGCCGTCGGTGAGGTTGGCGAGGACGCGGTTCCGTACGGCGGTCCGGGCGTTGCGCGTCCAGAGCACGGCAGCGGTGGCGATTCCGGCCAGCAGGAGCGCGCCCTCCACGAGGAGGGCGACGAGAGCGACCACCGGGCCTCCTTCCGGGTCGAGGGCATGACGAGGCGCCCGGCTGCGGGGGGTGCAGGCGGGCTCGAAGGGAGCGGGGTCAGGTCAGGCGACGGTGAGGCCGTCGTCCTCGTAGATGGAGCGGCCCGTGCCGCCGCCGCCCTGCTGCGCGCGGGCGAGGGCCATGATCGCCGCGACGACGGCGTCGATCTTCTCGCCGGAGGTCTTCTTGTCCGGCTTGACGTTCCCGGCGGCGTCCATCGCGACGGCGAGGTTGTCGACCTGCCAGCGCACTGCCGGGTTGCCGCCGTGCCGGAAAACGGGTCGCTCCGCGGTGCCCTCCAGGATGAGCCGCTGGAACTCCTTCGTCGGCCCGGACAGGGAGGCGAAGCCCTGCCTCATGCTGACCAGCGGCAGCCCGTCGGCAGTGAGGTCGTTGACGAGCTGCGAGGAGTTCCACGGGTCGTAGGCGACCTCCCGGACATCGAAGAGTTCGGCGTCCGCTCGCATCACCTCACGGATGAAGTCGTAGTCCGCGACGTTGCCCGGGGTGACCGTGAGGCGGCCCTCCCGCGCCCAGACCGACGCTGCGCCCGCGGTGCGCTTGTCCAGCGATTCGAGGTTCGCCTCCGGCGTCCAGAGCCGCCAGAGCGCGTCGTAGGTGCCCGGCCGCTGCGGATCGGGGAAGAGCCAGCAGAGCGCGCAGAGGTCACTCGTCGTCGCCAGGTCGAGCCCGCCGTAGGCGGCCCGTCCGTGCAGGCGCTCCTCGACCACGACCGACGCGTTGCGGTCATAGGCGTCGAGTTCGACGTAGCGGGTCTCCTGCTTGGTGCGGATTCCCAGGTGCAGGCGCAGGTACTTCGCGAGGTCCGCCGGGCTCTGCTGCGCCTCCGCTGCGGCGCGGGCGAGGTACGCCTTCGTAGGGCTCTTCCCGAAGCCCGGGTTGGCCTTGCGCTGCGTCGCCTCCGCGAACGGGTCATCCCCGGGCTCCGCGGCCCACACGACGCCGTAGGTCGTCGCGTCGTGCAGCACTCCCCGGGCGAGCTGCTCGATCCGGGACCGCTTGCGGTCATAGATCGTGTTCCGCTTCCCGGAGTCCGCGGTGGTGATGATGAGGACGAGCGGCTGCCGCCGGGAGCCCGTGCCGGTCTCGATCGTCTCGACGAGATCCGGGCTCTTATGGACGTGCAGCTCATCGATCACGGCGCCGTGGATGTTCGCGCCGTGCTGCGCGTCCGCCACCGAGGAGACGACCTCGACGTAGGAGCCCGAGGACGGGTGCAGGACCCGCTTCCCGACCGGCCGCACGTAGGGCCGCAGGCCGGGGCTCTTCTCCGCGAGTTGCTTGATCGGGCCGAAGACGTAGGACGCCTGCCGCTCGCTCGTGGCAGCTGTCACGACCTGCGCGCCGGGCTCACGGTCCGCGGCGCAGAGATACATCGCGATCCCGCCGGAGAGCGTGCTCTTCCCGTTCTTCCGCGGCACGTCGACGTAGAGCGAGGTGATGATCCGGACCCACGCTCCGGCGTCCGCGTCGAAGCGCACCCACCCGAAGACCGGTGCCAGGACATAGGCGACCTGCCAGACGTCCGGGGTGAGCGGCTGCCCGGCCCACTGCCCCTGCGTGTGCCGGAGCTGAGCGAATGCCGTGAGAACCCGGTCCACCCGGTCCGCGTCGAAGCGGGCGTCCGGGTAGTCCCGCGGCTCCGGGGTCTTCACCAGGGGCGGGTGGTCGGGCAGGCCGAGCCCGCGGTCTAGGAGGTACCACGCGACCTCCGGGGAGAGCTTGAGCCGCTCTAGCTCATCGGTCGGCGGCAGCTCCGGGCCGTCACCCCGTGCCCGCGAACGGGTTGTCCGCCGCGCCGCCACCTGCCGCCTCCGTCGCCTTGATCGAGCTGCGCGCGGACGGAGTGAGGCCGAACTCCTGAGCGAAGGCCCGGACGGTCTGCGCCGAGTCCCGCTGGATCTGGAGGGCCGGGTTCCGCACCCATCCGCCGTTGGCGCCCTTGACGAGGATCGCGCTCTGCGCGACGAGCCGGGACGCCTTCCGATGCGTGACGACCGCCTCGCAGTAGCAGCGCAGAGACGGCGCGTCACAGGCGAAGGCGATCCGCATGACCGCCAGCTCCCGCACGGTCTCCCGCCAGACCTCCGCGACCTCCGCGTCGAGGTCCTGCGGCGGCTCCGGCAGCGCCTCCCGGGGCTGCGGCTCGTCGTCGTTGATCCGGTCGAGGTGCCGCTCCCCGCGGAGGAGCTTGAGCGTGGTCGGTGCCGGAGCCGGTCCGCGCTTACCCACGGCGGACTCCGTAGCGCTGCCGGTCGTATGCCTCCAGGCGCAGCTCCGCGGCGGTGACCGAGCGCCAGCCTCGCCCGCCCCACTCGTGCACGACCCCGGCCGGGTCGGTCCATCGGTCACCCGGCCGCAGGTCCTCTGACGCAGGAGGTCCGCCGTCCGCGCTCGAGCCCAGGTTTCGCGCGGCTGCGCCTTGGCCGGCCATCGCGCACTCACCCTCGCAGGCGTACGCCTCCCCTGCCTCCACGCACTCCGTCGTGTGCCGCGTGCGGCTGCGGTAGGTCATCGCGCGCACGCCCCGATCAGGGCCCAGGAGTGCCAGCGGAAGAGGACCTCCGGCCGGACCCACCCGGCCGCGCGCAGCTCCTCCTCGACGTCGGCGAGGCGCCGCGGGAGCAGGACGCCGCGGATGCTGCGGGCCTTCGCCCGCGCCTCCTCCGCGGTGACCCCGTGCGCGAGCTTCCACTCCGTCGTCAGCTCCGCGCCGACCTCCGCCCAGAGCGGATCGGCCGGGCGGATCTTCTCCGCGAGAAGGAGCGCCCCGTCATCGGCCGCCGCCTTCCGGGCCGCGTCGAGGATGCGCGCCCGGTCCCGCGCGGCGTGGAACTGGAGGGTGAACAACGCCAGCGTCAGGTTCGCCCCGGCGTGCGAGAGCGCGTCGGTGATGACGTCCGCGGTGTGCGTCTGGAACCGCGCGGCACCGGCCGCCTTGAGCCGCTCCCGAGCGCGTACGTTCATCCGCGGCTGCTCGTCGTAGAGGTGGAAGACGATCTCCCGGTGCGGGCTGCGGCGCTGGATCATCTCCGTGGTGCGTCCGGTCGAGGCGCCCAGGTCCGCGACGATCCCGCCGTGCGGGACGAGCCAGTCGGAGAGGACGGCCACGGACTCCTGGAACTCCGCGTAGTGCGGCAGGTGCGCGACGACGTGATCGTCGAAGACGTTCGCGACGTCCGCGGTGAACTCCCACGCCCCGGCGGGATACGGGTCGGCTGCGGCGGTCCGGGTGACCGCCTTCTCGGTCGAGGTCACTGCTGCACCTTCCGGAGGATCTGGTCCCGGACGGTCTCGGCGACGTGCCGCATCATCACGGGAGGGACGGCCCGGCCGATGCGCTCCCACCGCTGCGCGTAGTTCCCGGTGAGCTCGAAGTCCGGCGGGAAGCTCGACAGCGCCCGGAGCTCCGGCAGGGTGAGCTTGCGCGCCTGCCCGCGGGCGGCCAGCCCGGAGGACGGCCGCTTGCGCACGGTGCGGATGAGGAGATCCGCTCCGGTCTCCGGGTCCCGCGGCGGATCGCCGATCGGGCCGGGGTAGTGCACCTGGTAGTGGTGGCTGTTCGCGGAGCCCTCCCCGACGGTGATCGTCGGGCAGGGCCGGTCAGTCACGTCTCCGGAGCCGAACTGTCCGGAGGTGTCGTGCACGACGCGGGAGGCGATGACTCCCGACGGCGGGAAGAGGCCGTTGCCGCTCGACGGTGACGCCCCGAGCGTCATGCTCGGCGCGTCGGGCTCGACCCAATCCCCGTCACCGAAGGCGCCCGGTCGGGCCTGCCGGAGGACGTGAGGCAGCGCGTCCCGGACCGTGTAGGTGTACGGCAGGGGTCGGGGGAAGACGGGATCGAGCCCGAGGTCCTCCCGGACGCCGATGAAGATGAGCCGCTGCCGGGCCTGCGGGACGCCGAGCTGTGCGGCGTTGAGCAGCCGGGCCTCGACCCGGTACCCGGCCGCGCGCAGCCGCCGCAGAATGAGCTTGAAATAGCCCTTGGCGGTGCCCTTCACCAGGCCGGAGACGTTCTCCGCCACGAAGGTCTTCGGCTGCACGCCCTCGATCAGGCGGGCGTACTCGAAGAAGAGGTCATCCGAGCGCTGCACCGTGTCGGAGTAGACCTTCTCCCGGCCCCACCCGCGCTCCCGGACACCCGCGGTCGAGAAGCTCGCGCACGGCGGGGAGCCGTCGAAGAGGTCCACCTCCCCGGCGACGTCGAGGATCTCCTTCGGCTTCACGTCCCGGACGTCCCGGCCGTCGAGCACGGTCCCGGGCGCCATGTTCGCCCGGTAGGAGTCCTGCGCGGCAGGTACGAACTCAGACGCCCACGCGACGCGGAACCCGGCCATGCGGTAGCCGGTCGAGGAGCCGCCGCAGCCGGAGAAGGTCGAGACGGCGGTGAAGCCGTTCGGCTCCTGCGCGCGGATCTCCTCCATCGTCGGGACGCGGTACGCGGGCTTCACGCGGGCCGCGGTCGGGGCGGCCACGTCAGGCCCCTCCTCGACCACGATGTTGAGGACGTGCGCCCGCAGTGTCAGAGAGGGCCGGTCGGTCACGTCGAGGAAGGGGTGACCGATCCCAGGGAAGTACCGGGCCGGGCTCGGTCCGCCGCTCTTCGACCACGGCAGCCCGGTCCCCTGCTCCATCCACACGCGGGTCACGCACGCCACCCTCCGGTGATGCGGCGGAAGTCCTCCGAGACGAGCCGCTGCCCTCGGCGGGCGTCACGCGCCTCCGCGAAGGCCAGGCAGGCGACGATGACGGCGATCGCGGAGAGCACCGTGCAGGCGCAGAGGAGAATGAACACCCACGTCATGCGACGTCCTCCTCCGGGTCATCCCCGGCCTTCTTCGAGGACCGCTTCCCGGACCACTCGTAGCCGCAGCGCGGGCACTCGTAGTCGGTCTCCACGTCCTCGTCGTAGGACGGGAACTCCGTGCCCTCCTCGCCCTCCCCGTCGGCGTTGAGCAGGGCGGCCAACTGGTCGAGGTCGTAGGGCTCATAGCCCGTGCCGTCGAGGTCGGGGAGATCGGTGAGCAGCTCCGCGAGCAGCCGCTTGTCGTAGTCGCCGAGGTCCGCGGTGCGGTTGTCCGCGGCGACGATCCGCGCGGCCTGGTCGTCGTCGACGTCGAGCCAGAAGACCGCGACGTGTGACCAGCCGAGGTTCCGGGCCGCGGCGAGGGTGTGGTTCCCGGCGAGGACCTCATTCGCCCGGCCCGTGTGCGTGCCGCGGTTCACCACGAGCGGCCGATACTGCCCGTTCACGGTGAGGCTCTGCTCGATCACGGCCACGTTCCCCTGTCGCGGGTTGCGGTGGTACGTCCGCAGGTCCGCGACCGGGACGCGCTCGACCTGCGCGCCGTGATCAGGGGCTCCGTTCTGCGCCACCGCTCAGCCCTCCGCCTTCGCGGGCTCGCGGAGCTGCGCGTCGCCAAGGACCTTCACGGCGCGGAGCAGCGCCGCCTCTGCCTTCCCGTCGTCGATGCCCCACAGGTCGGAGAAGGTCTGTGCGGCCCGCACGACCGCGGCGACCTTCTGCGGGAGGACCCGCTCCCGAGTCTCCGCCAGCTCCGCGCGCTCCCGGGCCTCCGCCAGCCGCCCGCGGAGGAGGTCGATCTCCTGCACGGCCCACGCCATCGCCGCGGCCGGGGAGCCCGGCATGACGACCAGGTCCGACTCCTCCCCCTGCCGCGCCGCGGTGCGGGCGGCCCATGCGCGCAGCGCGGCCTCCGGGTCATCGATCTGCACGGGCCTATTGGCGCGTGCGTACTCCTGTAGGCGCTCGATAGCGGTCGACATCGGGGAGGTCCTTCCGGGGTCCGGGCTGCGGTTGGTAGGTCAGGGCGCGGGCGGCGGCGCTGCTGTGGGAGTGGGCTGTGCGGGCGGAGGCGGTGCGGTGACGCAGCGCGAGCCGGAGACGCCGTCCGGCCACGTGTAGGGCTGGCGCTCCTCGCCAGGCGGGCAGGAGCCGCCCGGAGCGCCGGGCGTGCCCGGAGCTCCGTCGACGCCGTCACGGCCGGGTGCGCCGTCCACGCCGTCACGGCCCGGTGCGCCGTCCTTGCCGTCAACGCCGTCCTTGCCCGGGGCTCCGTCAACGCCATCCCGGCCGGGCGTGCCATCGACGCCGTCACGCCCAGGTCGGCCGTCCTCGCCGTCGCGGCCATCTCGTCCGGACGCACCGACGTCCCCCTGAGGTCCGGCGACCGGCGCCGCCTGCACGCGCTCCGCCTGCTCACATGAGCCGGGCGTCTGCGGGCGGAACCCGCCCCGGCACGCCTCCAAGAGATCGCCGGCGACGTCCTTCGCCTGCTCCGCCGTGGCGTCCCGCTGCGCTACCGCGAGGGACCGGTCCTCCTCAGTGCCGCGCTGCGTCCAGTAGAGGCCCGCAGCGGCGGAGAGCATGAGCAGGACACCCAGGATGGGCACCCACGGCACTCGGCGACGGTGAGCGGACATGAGGGGCTCCAC